GATATACCATGCGAGCGGCAATTAGTCACGCTACACAATCATCCTGCGCCGGTATAGACGCATGACGCCAGCATCTATGTTTGCGTAGTTTGTAGTGCCCGGTTCGCGCATTCTGACACGCGCCTTGCCGATTTTCTGCGCCGTGCCGGAATACACGCCGCCTGATAAGTAAGCAAACTCGCCACCAGCGCCATCGTCATATCTCTGAGGTCCGCTAACCAAGTGGACATTTTCAATGAGCCTTGACGCGTGAAACACCGCGTCAAAATCAACAGTATTTCCCGCTGAGCACGCCTCGCCCTCTACCGCGTCTGAGTAGCTTGCCGATGTCGCAAGATACATCTGCAATACAGGAGCGTGATTGGTCGCACCCCCACTGTGCGATACGTCCGACGCGATGACGCGATATTCATAGCCATCCTCAAAGTCAGGCGTTTCAACTGACGATTGGCTACCGTCAACGGAATGATCGTAAAACACCCCGTCAGCGCCATCGCCAACCATCACAGCGTCGTAAGGATGCCACCCCGTTTGGTTGATCGGCGCACCAGTAGCGCCCTCTGCAATGGCCGTTGGGTTGTTTGCCAGCGCCCCCACGAGTGTTGCCGTTACCGGGCTGTCAGCGTCCGTTTCGGTTGTCGCAATCGCTCTATATGTCGTCATTTTCGCCCCCTAAAACATGATATACGCAGACGACCCGTCCGAAAACGTCAGGGTGTCATCAACGATGTATGTGCCCTTTAGCTTTTCTTCGTCTGTTGCGCTGCCGTAATCAGTGCGCGTGTTTTCTGTGATAAACCCATATCGCCCGGTGAATGAGTAGCTTTGCGCCTTCACCTCCAAGCGATGACCCGCCTGCTTTTCCTCTATGGACATAACCTGCATCTGGACGCCTGCGCCCGATCCGGTTTCATCCTGCATGACGCGAGTGCTAACCGTAATCGGCGCGCCCAATGCCAAATTAGACACGTCCTTTGCATCGCAATCAAATTTCAGCCGCTTTGGCGTGGTGGCAAATCGACTTAACATCCTCTGAGAGACTGGCTGCGCAATCGTATCATCCCCGCCAAGGCCAAGCCAACGCGACCGGATCACGTGATACCGCTGCACGGCATAAGGCAGAGACGACGAAACCGCGTATGCTCGCGAATAATTCTCGCTATCGCTCACGCTTTCGGCGTAACTGATAACCCCATGCTCGAAAATAATGCTCGAAATGCGCTTGTCTGTCATATCCTCGACGGTCAAAGACTTTTCCAAGAATGTCGCATTGTCATTAAGTGATGCCGCGACCTCACCCTGATTAAGTGGACGGTTGGCGCGAAACCCGATTTCTTGTTCTACATCATCCCAAAAGAACATGACGCCAAAGTCGCCAAGTTCACCCATCAGCTTTGAAACGCCCGTAGGCTCGGAAATGACGGTCGTCAGATTAAACCCGGAAAGCCAAACGCCAGCCTCAGTTTGCCAATCCGTCAATGGGAGAAAATCGGTATCAATCCCCGCATAATTCGCCAGCAAATCATAAGCCACATCTGCGATAGGCTCACTCTCAACGACAAAGCAATCTTGGAATGTGTCGCCTGCATCATGTGATGATGCCTCGCTGCCCCAAAGCGCGCGCGCCGTGATCGTGACCGTATCGCCTGACCGCGTGTAGGTGACAATCTCAGATCCAATCCGGGCCGTGCCGCTTACCGGGTATTCCGCGCCAATGTTCTCGGGCAAAAGATCGAAAGAAGGCAAGCCGCTTTCGTCAATGTCCGCTTCCAATGATCCGCTACTAGGTGCTGGGCATTTCGCCTTATCATTATCGGCAAGGTCAAGGATATCCTTTGCCGTGATTGTGACGCTATCGCCAGCACCCGGCCCGGATATTTCGTCAACAACGTAGTGCCGGGTTCTCATGGCCGAAAGCGATTGCCCTGCCTCGCCCTCCAGAACCCGAATAGCTGCCCCGACATAATAGGGCCACCGCGCTTGCAGCTTGCCCCAATGCGTCCCCCTCGTAAGCGGGTTATATCCGCTTTCGTCGGTTTGCGCGGTGCCGCTTTTGCGCTCTGCCTGATACTTGTCTAGCCAAATATCGCTATCCTGCGCGTCAGCAAGCTTGATTGTCACCCGCGCCCGCTTGCCTAGTGGCCCAGTCTCATTGCCAGCACCGCCAAGAGATACCCATGCCGGATTTGTGCTAACCGACCGCAACAGCGGATACACGCGATCAGAACGCGGAAGTCCGTTTTGCTGCTTTGAGTATCTAATCGTCTTTGTGTTATCCGGCGTGGCAGGCTCAAAGATTGCGCTATCGAACACCCTCGCGCCGTAAATCGTGCCGCTATAGTCCGTCGCGTCTTCATCGGTGCAGGTCGTGACAACGACAGTTCCCAGACCGCCGTTCTGCGAGCCGGACCATTCCCCACTCGGGAATGACCCCACAGCCGCATTGGTGCCAATCGTAACAACCTCATTAACAAATGCCTCGCGCCAATAAAGCGCAACGGAATTTGCCGACACATCAACAGCGCCATAAAGCGTCCCGATCTTGCCCTCATAGTCAGAGACATCAACAGACACTTTCGCGCAATTGGACGGGTGGCCTGTGCCGCCATCTCCCGCCCGGAATACGAGATTGCCGCTTGTGACGCCAAGGTATAGGCCTGTCACGAATGCGCCCAATTCCATGATGCACCCGGAAGGACCGGACGGGAAAGACAGATCAACGGCAAAGAAAAAGTCAGCGTCGATAGTAAAATCTGCGTTCGTCAGCGTGTCGCCTTGGTCATATGACCGATCCGGCCCACCGGTTGGCTCCGCAGGTGCGCCAAAATGAATTGGCGATTGGCAGGACTTGCGCATGTTGTAGCACTTGCGCGGGTAGTCGCCACCAAGAGCCGCAGGGCATGGGCTTGTGCCGTATGTCAGGTTGCAATACGGCACGTCAATCTCAACAACCTGAAGCGTCTCACGTGTCATCGTAAAACCTCATCTGCATATCAAATGACATAAGGTCTTTGATGCCCATATTCGTCGGGGCAATCGTATTGCCGGACCGCCACGCATAGAACAAATCGCCGTATTTCGTCGGACGCCATGCCCAGAAGAAAGGCCCGCCACTATTGAAGTGACGTTGAAACGCCTTCCACGTTGCACCGCGCAAAAACGTAGGCTCGATATGTGATAGACTTGCCTGCGCAGATGAACCGGCGCGCACCGCCGCCACATTCACAAAGTGACCGCCCTCGGTAATGTTCGACGCCATCTCCACATTCGTTTGCGTGATTGGTGGCGTGTATCCAGAGTAAATGCGCTGCCCGAGCGTGATGACCGTGGAAAACAGCGCCACGCCGATTTCCACATCGTCGGAACCTGCGTTCGTGACCTTGATGCGCCAATAATCCGCAATCATACTATCAAAGTAAAACCCGATAGCCTGATTGTCCGCAGGGCTAACCGATCCCGCGCCGCAATCGTTCCAAGTGCCGCCGCTATTCACGGAATACTGCACCTCAATATCCGCGCCAATGTCGCCAAGATTATGCGCGGCAATAGCCACAAAATTGAGCGATTGCGACGACGATAGCACAAGCTGCAAGATTGCCGTTCCGGTATCCGGTGTTGCTATCCAAGGGTCATACGTGGACGCCGTGCCAGCAAGAGCCGCCGCCTCAACCTCCGTCCCTGTTGCCGTGGTTAGCGTCCCATCATCCGCCGCATTATCCCAAGCGATAATCGGGTTATTTGACGTGCCAGCCGATGTAAGAGCCGCCGCAACAGTGCTATCAATTGCAATCGTCATACGAACGCAAGCCCCCTATCGCCAGCCTCATCTTGCAGCTTATCAAGCAACCCAGAAACGAACTTGCCTGAGAACAAAGCATCGTCATCAAGGCCAGATACGCTAACTTGCATCGGCGCAGGAGCCGCCGCAGCCGCAGCGCCGCCAGATGCGGTGCCACCTGCCGAACCTCCGCCAGATGATGTTACGCCCTTGATTGAGCTAACCGCACCCAAGCCCGCCGCGAGAACTTGCGCGGCCAACGCCAATCGCGTCCAAGGTGCCATTGGTGTCGGGGAGTTGAGCGCCTTGTTGTAAGCGCCCCACGCATCAATAAGCGCCTGCGCCGCCGTGAATGTCTTGGCAATAGCCAACACTTTCTTGCTGCTAGTCCCGGTCATGGTAATAAGGTTGCTAAAATAGTCTCCCCAAGCCCCCATTTTGTCTGACAGGGTGCCCATCGTGAGCGCCTTCACGCGGTCTAGGTGTTCCTTGATACGCTCGTATTGGCCCTTCAGCTTTTTATCCATAGAATCTCCGCCATCCTCGTCGTCGTCTCCGCCAAGACCAAGGATGCCATCAAGCGTCAGACCATTGTCCTTCATGTTGGCTAGCAATTCGCGGATTTTAGAGATGCTTTCATAAGGCTTGTCGAGTTCAGCTTCCAACCCCGACTTGACCCCCCAAAGGTCAACGCCCTCTGCCGTAATCTTATCCAACTCTGAGCCGATGGATTTCATCGCGGCTTGAACGTTGCCACCTTCAAGGCCCATAAACGCTGGCGCTCTTTCCGCGATACCATCAAGGAAACGCGCGAATGCAACTTGCATCTTTCCTAGGCCATTAACCCACGCATATTCAATCTCATTGATGACGATCTGGAAATTAGTTTTCAGGAGCATGACATTCTTGCCAAGCCTTCCAAACGCCTCCTTGCCAACGTCCCAGATCAGGCCCAAAGCCTCACCAAAGCCACCCGCCGCGCGCACAAGACGAGAGAATTGATAAACCAACTCACCTGCCGCCACTACAAGAGCGCCTATCCCGGTGCGGATTAGAGCGCCCCGCAAAAAAGTCAGCGCCCCCGCAAGGCTCATTGTCGCAATTCGGGCCGCAACGAACCCGGCAATAAACTTGCCAGCGAATAGAGTGGCCCCGGTTGCCGCAATCGCGATTATGCGTTCAAGGTTGGCATTGAGGAAATCCATTGCCTGCGCCAGCCCTTCACTCACGAATGTGATGTTGGCGAGAGACCCGGCAAGCGGGACGGCAATAGCAGCGGTTGCCCCCATAACAGCGCCAAGAACGCCAAAGCCGCCGAGAAGCTGCGGAAGCTGCATGGCAAGTGCGCGGCTTGCGCTCGTGCCTGCGCCAACCTGAACGGCAAAGTCACCAACCTGAAACGCTGCGTTCTGGATGCCGCGCCCCATAGACGCAGACCTTGTGTCTACATTGCGAACCGCCGCGCCCATTCGCTTGGCCGACTTCGACACACGATCAAAGCCGCGCTCTGCGGTTACGACGCCATCCGTATCGGCCCTAATATCAATTTCGACTGGTGGTAGCGCCATTTTTAACCCCTATTTCCGACCGTGCAATTCCCACCATTCATCGTCTGTCAGGTCGGCCTGCCTTGCCCATTCCTTGCGCATTTCCTCTTTCGGGTCTCGCGTGAAGTGATTATACATCTCAACCCACTCAGGCAACGTCATTTCCCAAAACTCGCTAGGCGAAATGCCCCATGCTATTGATAGCCGGAACATAACGGACCAATTCAGGCCTTTTTCTTCTGCCCCTTCTTCTTCGGGGCTTGGGCTTTTTTTTCCGGTGCATCCTGCGGGCTAATCGCGGCGATGATCTGCTCACAAACAGCCGTGAACGCCGCGCCACCGCTTGCAAGGTCATTCATCAAGAACGCATAAACATCATCCTCGTCGAACTCCGCACCACCCTCGCGCAAAAACTCACACACCACGAAAGACACGTCGGAAATGGACGGTTTCCCCGCCCCGATCTCTTGCATCATGTTGATGAGCGTCGTGTTCGAGTTGCGCAACTCGCCATCAATTCGGCGCAGCAGTCGATTACTCGGGACAAGTCTGTATTGCTCGTCGCCGTAATTCAGGATGATCTCACGAAATACGCTCATTTAGCCCTCTTATGCAGCGGTGTAGGTAATGGTGCCAGACGACACGATCTCACCAGACACGGTGCCGGGTTCCGTGCCTTCTGCGCCAGTGATGCCGTAGGACGTGATGCCAAACTTTCCCTCATAGGTGCCAAGACCACCAACGTCGATCTGGGCGTCGTATGTGAATTGGTCAACGTCGTTCATGAGCGTCAGGAGGTCATCATCCTTGCAGATGCCTTCGAAGCCACCAGCCATAGCCCATTCACCAACAGCCGCGTCAATGAAGGTTTGCACCCCCGCGTCGTCTTTGTCGGTAATCGGGATGCCCGCCTTGGTGATTGTGAAGTTGTCGGACGTGCTGCCGACAATCGCCGTGTATGTGGTCCCGCCGTCAAGCGAGATTTTGATGCGCAAAGCGCGTCCTGCAAAAGCTGCCATGTCGAAACCTCCTGAATGGCGTTTGTGTCAATATACCGCATTGACAACGGATAGGCTAGGTTAAGTCGTATCTGACCTCGAAGAACAAAACGGCGTGACGCGTCTTGCCGTCTGGGTCATCATAGAACGTATCTCCGGTAAACCGGGTTAGGATATGGTGCGCGCCTGTGATTGTCAGACTGCCCTTTTGCAGCAGACCATAAATCAGGCCGGAAATTTGCTTGATCTCCTTCATGCCCTCATACCGTGACCAGATATGCACCTGACACGTCGCGCTGATGCCGTTGCTTGTCTTGGTATCCGCCGGGGAAAGATCATCGCGCCCGATTACGACAAATGGGAAGTCTCCATCATCCTCAGACTGCGCAGCCTGTGGCACCTTGTCATACACGCCCTCAACAGCCGCCATGAGCGGCGCATTGCCCGTCAGCACCCCGTAAATCGCCTTCTGTAGCGCGTCAGCCTTCATTTGATTGCACTCCCTAGTGCGGCCTCAATAAGCGACCGTATTTTAGGGCCGTATTGCTTGGCAACTGGCATCCACACCGGGCGCGGCGACATTCTGGACGTTCCCCACTCCAAATAGGCCGCATACATCAGACCGCTAAACACCGACGCCCTCGCATACCCCTTGCGATCAAACATCACGCTATTTGCAAGCCGCCCCGTGTCGCTCATAGGCGATTCACCCGGCGCAGACGCTTGGTGAACAACGCCGCGCCGCTTGTATATCCGACCCGTCGCGGGGCCGCGCTGGATGCGCTTCTTGATCTCGGATTGCATCATCAGGCCACCAGCAGCAACAGCGTCATCAACGCCCTTGCGCATTTCTGCGGTCAACTGCCCCGCCGCCGCCTCAAATGCCTTTAGCCCTTTGACCTGCACCCGAATGCTCAAACCGCTACCCCTTGATCCACATCAATAACAAGCCATTGATTGCGAAACTCAACATTGTTGATAAAGCGGATATTGTGCCGACGCCCATCAATCTCGATTGCGTCCTTTTCGGTCAGGCCGTCGAAATACCGCACCACGACACGCAACCGCGCGGTCGCCTCCACACGGTCAGACGCATACCGCTCAGAGCCGGAAAGAGCCTTCACGTTGCCCCGAGTAGGGCTATCAGAGATAGACGCCCACGAGGACGTGACGCCGCCCATATCGTCGGTTGTCTCCGTCTCGCGTTGAAATGCAACCGCCGTGCGCAACATGGACGCATTGTATTTTGAGCAACACATCATGAGAACGGCAATTCGTCATGCCGACGATATGGCGACACGAGGCGCGACATTTGATCTGTCACCCCTTCGCACGTGCCATCATAAAGCGTCGAAACATACATCTTGATTGCTTGAACGATTGGCGCAGGAATGCTGCCCGAGCCATACCCCGCGACATACGTGATTTCCACAGCGTTCGTTGCGCGAAGTTCGGCTGGCCATGTTTCGCCCTCATTGAGATATACGCGCCCCCCCTGCAAATCCACCTCGTAATTGTCGCTCGAAAACGTGCTGCTATCGTTGTCCCGGTCATAGGTCACAATGCTAGTGATGCTTTGAAGTGGTGCAAAAGGCAAATCCACGCGATCAGGATTTCCCAGAACATAAGCGCGCGGCAGGTCATGCACCCCGCCGCCTAGCGACATAAGTGCAAGGTCAGGATTTACATCGGCAAAGCGGTCCATCTGGAATTTGTATGTCTCGGTCAGAAGTCCGATGCGCAGGTATTGTTTCATGGCCTCAGTTGCCGATGTGACAAAGGACGCAATCAGATCATCATCGCCAGAGCCGCTAACACGCAAATATGCCTTCATATCTGCCGTGCTTACCGCAGGGCTATCAGCCGACGCAGTGACAGAAACAGTCTTTCGGTTGAAGGTCATTTGCTATCCTTCCGAGGGCGACCGCGCTTGCGCTTGGCCTGCGGTGCCGCCTTGTTCTCAGGCGCTGCCATGTGAGCCTTGTTCTCAGGTGCAGCAGCTTCTGCCTTGCGCTCAACAATAGCCACAGCCTCGGCCTCTATCAGATTGCGCAGGAGGTCGTCGCTTACGTGGTGAGTGCTGCCCTTGGCCCATGTTTCAACCCGCAGGCCATCGGGCGATACAGGCAATGTGCAGAGCATTTCGATTTCCGTCATAAGAACCCCCTAAAGCCAGTGAGAGGGCCAGCGCAAACCAGCCCTCCTGCAAGCCTTAGGTAGCAGCGGTGCCGCTGTCGATAGTCGCCTCGCCCATCGAAGCGCCTTTTCGCTTGATAGCGTGAGACGCGACAACAGCATTCGTGCCAGTGGTGCCGACTGCGGTCATGCGCACATACCGCTTTTCACCGCGATAGCCGATGGTGCCGACAAAGGTATCGTCGTCGTCATCCGACGTCACTGCGAGGTCGCTTTCCGCGCCGATCAGGTCAGCGTCGGCAACAGCCGTTGCGCCTGCGTCCGTGGTATCGTCACCTTCCTCAACTTGGAAGGTGAAGCCATCCACGGTGCCTGCATCGGTGACGGTCCCGGTAGATACGGTGAAGGTCAGGCTTTCCCAACCTTGCATATCAATCCAGTCGCCCTCGGCTTTGGTGGTGCCGGATAGGGTGGCGGAGAGCGCCAGCCCATATTCGGCGTTGTTGCGTTCGTCAAACTTAGCCATGATTAGTCTCCTTTCTCAGGCTTAGGCGGCAACTTTGCCGATGGTGATTGCGTCAAACGAGGTCACGTCACCGCCCACACCCTTATAGGTATAGTAGGTGATGTAGCCCTTGTTCGTGTAGGGGTCACGCAGGACGGTCATGTCCATACCGTCAACGATGGTATATGCGCGCGAGAAGTCGGCATACACAATCGAGAGAGCGTTTGCGGCTACGGCGGGCATATCATCCATGAAGATGACGGGCTTGCCGAGAAGCTGCATGGACGCCTGACCGTCACGCAGGAGCAACGGGGAGAAGAAATAGTTGTCATTCCCCTTGAGTTGCAGCGCCTTGCCGAAGGTCGTGCGCTTCATGCCCCAAACTGCACCAGCCTGATACGGCTCCTTGAGCGAGTTCTGAACCTCAATCAGGCCATTAGCATCAAGCGCCGCAGCGGCCCCCATGTTTACCTGATTGATCTTGTTGCGCTCATAGGTGCCGGACGACGCCTGCGCAGCGTAGGTCAGGAAACCGCGCGGCTTGTTGACGCCATCGCCGGAAACGAAGGCCGAAGCCTCAAGGCGAGAGAAGCGATCCGCAACCTTGCCATCGAGCCAGCTTTCGACATCCACATAAGACGCGCGAACCTGCTCCGGCGTCATGCGCGGGTCAGCTTCCATCTTGTGAACGGCAATGACCTTGCGGCCAACCTGCGGCGTGTCGGTTTGACCACCGGAAGCACCTTCGGCCACCCAACGCGCGCCAGCCTGATTGTCATCAATCAGAACCTCAAGTGAGGTGGATTGTGTGCGCTCGATGTTTGCCACCTGACGAACAGGCGAACTTTCAAACACGCGGCCCACGATAGTGGTGGAGCGGTCAGGATACACGAGATAACCCCCGTCCGGGTTGCTGTCGGTGGACATTGCCTTGAGTTCGATCTGAACACCAGCGCCGCCATCAATGCCGCCTTCACCTTTGCGCAGGAATGCGTCAAACTTGGCCTTGGCCTCGTTATCGACCTCACCACCCGCGCCGCCGGGGCGGTTCATGGCAGCCTGCATTTTCGCTTGCGCGTCTTGCAGCTCCTGCATCTTGGAGGTGATTTCGTCAGTAGCCGCGTCAAACTTGGCTTGGTCGATCACGTCTTTGGGGATCGCGCCCTTTACCGCGTTGAGTTCGGATTTCAGGTCAGCAAGGCCGCTATTAACGTCCCCAACAAGACCTTTGATTTCTGCAAAGTCGGTCATGATTTACCCTTTCGCAATTTGCAGTGTTTCGTTCAAAAGTGATTTGAGTTCGTCAACCTCGCGCTGATCGTCCTCGCGGCCTTTGGTGTCTGCCTCACGCAGAACAACCTCCAACCGCTCCCATGCGCCCGCCGCTGCTGCCTTTGATGCAGTGCGGCTAAAGCCCAAATCCTTAAATACGCGCTCAATGTCGCGCTTACCCATATCCACCGCTTTCATGGCGTAGATGTTGGCGAGTTCATTCATGGGGAAAGTAACAACGGACGTTTCCCACAGGTCCAACTTGACCAGCTTGCGGGTGCCGCTTTCCTCATCCATTTCGTATTCTTGAGTGCGGTAGCCAATCGAAAGCCCCTCGATTGCCCCCATTTTTACAAGTTCGGCAATCTCCGCGCCCTTAGCGGCCTTCTTGCTGATACGGCCACGCATGAATAGGCCGTTTTCATCCTCGGCCATATGATCCCATGCGCCAATGGGCTGAGACGGGTCATGCTGCCAAAGCATCTTCGGCTTGCGGCCAGAAGCGATACACTCCTTGAACGCGCCGGGCATGACAATGTCGCCGCCGTTGTCCTTGTTGCCGAAAATAGAGCCGTAGCCCGAAACGGTCAGATATTCATCATCCTCGCCATCGGCTTTGACCTCAATGGACCCGGCTTTGAATTCGAGAACCCGCCCCGCGTCTTTTGCTCCGAGAAACATGCTCATTGCAAACCCCTTGCAAATATAGTTTGCAAAGTTATAGCACGGATTTGCAAATGCGACAAGAAACCGCGTTGACTAGTCGAACCCGGCAGGGATGTAACCCACCGTGCAGCGGCAGTTGATAGACGCTCCGGCAGGCAATGACGGATCGCCCGGGCGCTGGCAAAGAATATCCATGCCGCCAAGGACGGGCATTTTGAACGGCTCATCCATGCCGACCTTTTGGCCATCCATTGAGCGATGATTGTATTTGTCCGCCACGCCATCACCTTCGCCAAAGTCGCGAGTTCTGTGGTCATGGACGCTCAGCCATTCCTTTCGCAGTTCAAGCCCCGTGGCCCTTGCAGCCTCCTGCGCGCCGTAGTTTGCAGCCCCGTGCGTTTCTGTGCGCGCTATAACTGCACCACGCCGCCGCGCAATGCCCGGTATCTGATCCTCGATTAGCTTGGCAATTGCCTCAACGCCCAACCCTTCAGCCTGACCTTGCGCCACAGCGTCAACAATCATCCTGCGGGTTGTTTCGGCCACGCTCGAAATGCGCCGCCGGATTGCCTCTTGCGCAATCCAGTTGAGCGCAAGCCTTGCGAACATCTCACCAAACGTTTCTTTGGTTTCCAAGTCAAGGCCAAGCGCCTTTGCAGAGACGAACATGCGCCGTCCGAAGGTCTGGACGCTATCATAGGTCATCTTGGCGTAGATGGTGCGCATCCGCTGCATGTGGTCATCCGGCACGGCAGGCACAAAGCCCAAATCACGGTAGGCATTGACCATAAGCACGGTTTCACGCGTGATTTCATCCGCTACAGATCGGCGGTGCCGACGCCATAGCTTGTCCATCATGCGCAGGTGTATTTCGCGCTCACGTTCTCGGCTATGGCTGAGAAACGGCGGGCGCTTAGACATCTCCGCCAACTACCTTGAATTCACCATAGGCAAGCGCCTTGGCCTCATCTGCGGTCATATCGAAGGCGTCACCCTCGTTTAGAAACTCGCCCTTGGGCGCTTCTGTGAAACCCATCATTTCGCGGGCCTCTTGGCGCGTCAGGATGTTTGCAGTTGCGGCTCGAACGGCGCGGTCAAACTTGCGCTGCCGCAGGCTTTCAAGCGCTGGGATGGTATCGAGATCAAGGCGGAACTCATACCCCTTGCCATATCGCGGCAAGAGCCACGCGCCAAAGTCGTCAAGGAACTCTTTCATGAGCGGAATGACGGTGTCGGTGTATAGCCTCTCTTTCCC